GTGCAATCTGAGATATACGTTGATGGTAAAGAGTTAGAACCTTATACTATAACCACTGCCATAGCCTACAACGTAGCAACCAAGAAAGGAGATTGCGGGGCTTTGCTTAGTATACTTGATCCTACCAAGAAAACTCGTAAGGTAGGAGGTCTACACGTAGCAGGTTCACCAGGACAATCCTTGGGTTACTCAGCTTTGTTTTGCAAAGAAGATATCGAAGATTGTTTGGTCCAAATACCTGAACACAATCTTGTGGTCAGTCAAATGGATGATGTAACATTTAACTCACCCACTCTAATTGGAGATGGAAGATTTGGTATGTTGCGCAAAGTCGATAAAGCACCCATTGCAAACAAATCTGCCATCATTAAAAGCAATATGCACAATACTGTTGCACAGAATTATATGATTCCAGCCAAATTAAGGTCTGAATTCGTAAATAACGTTAAGCGTGATCCTTGGGAATCTGCCATGCTCAATTACAATATGACAACACCAATTATAGCTGGTGATGTTTTGAGTTTGGCAGCAGACACATACAAAGACTATATCTTTGCCAACAGTAACAAAGATGTTGAGCCTAGATTGTTCACTTTCGAGGAAGCCGTTTCTGGAATTGAAGGAACAGAATTTGATTCTATCAATAGAAGAACTTCCCCTGGCTACCCTGATGTGATTAAATACACTAAGGGCGTAAGAGGGAAGACGTTTTATTTCGGAAATGAAGATGAGTTTGATTTGGTCGGACCTAATGCTCTCGCACTCAAGAAAAGATGTGAAGACATTTTGGAAAAAGCCAAAGAAAACACACGTTGTGAACATATATTCATGGACAGTTTGAAAGATGAACTTAGACCAATTGAAAAGGCACAGGATTTCAAGACTAGACTTATCAGTGCTAGCCCGATTTCTTTGCTTATTCTGTATAGAATGTACTTTGGTGCATTCATGCTCTGGTACAAGATCAATCGTATTGAGAATCAATCAGCAATAGGTGTAAACGTATATTCAGTAGAATGGGACTATCTCGCTAAGAAATTGGCAAGATTTAGTCCTCCCGGATCTAAGAACGTAGGTGCTGGCGACTATTCAAAGTTTGATGGAAGCGAAAAACCTGTAGTTCATAACCATATACTTGATATTATTCAAGAATGGTATTCTGGGACTGCCGAAGACGAGAAAATTAGAAGAATTTTGTGGTTGGAATTAACCAATTCCATCCACGTTCAAGGTGATTCCCTTTATGAGTGGTACACATCGTTGCCCTCGGGACATCCTCTGACTGCAACAGTGAATACCATGTACAATGGCATCGCTTTTAGGTATTGTTGGTTGAGAGCTTTTGACGATCAACCTCAATACAAATATAAATTTAACGAAATGTGTTATCTGATCGCCTTAGGTGACGATAACGTATTTAGTGTACATCCTTCTGTGGCTGCTTCATTCACTGAACCAGTTGTGGGAAAATTCATGGCAGAACTTGGTCTCACATATACCAGTGAAACCAAAGATGTCGTGAATGAGAAGTTACGTGACTTGACCGAAGTTGAATTCCTCAAACGTAAATGGAGATATTCTTCAGAAGTTAGGAGATACGTTGCTCCTCAACAAGT